TTCGTGGTGCCGTAGTCGAGGCCGACCCAGTGCCGCCGCATCGTGGGCAGCTCGTCGACGACGTGTACGGCCTCGTCGTACATGTCGAAAATCGCGCCCTCGGCGACCACCCATGCGCCGTCGATCATCCGTCGGCGCCACAGGCCGGTGTACTCCGCAGACAAGGCGGCGACGTACGCGGGTGAAAGCGAGGGGTTGTCGGCGAGGCGGAAGTGCCATGACGCGAGGTCGAGTTCGCCGGCGCGGTTGAGATAGCCGGCCCGCAGCCAGTGCCGCGGACTGTCCGGGTTGGTGGTGCACAGCAGCCGCGCGCCGGGCACTGAAAGCCGGGCGAGCAACTGCACGAAGAACGCTTCAGGGACGAGCGTTGCCTCGTCGATGTAGGCCAGGCAGGCAGTCGCACCGCGCAGTCGGCCCTCGGCCCGTGCGTCCGAGGCGCCGATCAGGTGGACCGTACGACCGAGAATGCTCGCGACGGTGGCGCCGCGGGTGTGGCGCATCTCGGCGGCGACGTCCGAGCCGAACAGCGCGGGATCTTGCAGGGGCTCGATGATGTTGCGCTCGATCGTCTGCAACGACCGGCCGCACAGAAGGATCAACCCGGTTGCCGGGGCGCGGCGGATCGACAGCAGGAATGCGAGCAGGCTCGCAATCGTCTTGCCCGACCGGACACTGCCGTGCCAGACCGAAATACGGGACGTGAACGACTCGCGCACTGACCGCAGTTGCTTGTCGGACAGTGGGAGGGGCGCAGCCATCATACCCCCTCACGGTCACCTCCGGCCGGCCCGATCAGGGCGTCGGCGAGGCGGTCGAGCATCGAACCGCCGGCGCTTCCGGTACCGGTTTGGCGGGCGAGCTCGGAGACTCGGGCGTGTACCTCGGTGAGTGCGCGGGCGGCGGTGGCATGGTCGCGGGCATCCCGCGCGGAGTCAGAGCCCCCGACCCGCTCGACCTGACGCAGGGCGCCGTCGAGAGACTCGTCGGCGAGCAGCTCGCGCCGCGCGGCAGCATCGGCTCGTTGTGCCTCGGTGGCCGCGGCGACGCGGGCACCCCCGCTGAACGTGAGCCCCTCTTGGCCGGCGATCTTGCTTACGGTGGCTGCGCTGCGCCCGATGGCTCGGGCGATGGCGTTACGCGACTTGCCCTCGGCGTGCAACCGGCGGACCTGCTCGTGATCCCGCTCGGTGATCGGCTCGGCCAGGGTGCCCACCTCCCCAGCGGATGCGTAACAGCCCTCGGACAACCGGCATACTGCCCTGGTGAGCACATTTTGGGATCTTGTTATCAAGATCGGAACCGGTGCCCTTGCCGGTGCTGCTGCCGCGTACTTCCTTGCGCCGTACGTCAGCCATCGGCAGGAGATAGGGAAGGCACGTGCCGCCGCGCAGGTGGCGCTGCGCGTCGAGGTGGTCAAGCTGCGGGCTCAACTGTCGTACCACTGGCACCGCGCCAAGGTTGAGAAATCCTATCCGGGCACGTTTCTTCAGTCCTCGGAACGGGGGCGGTTCGTCTGCGACATCGTCGTGCATGCCTGGCAGCTATCGCGCGGCGATCGGGCGGCCGTTCGCCGTCATCTCGTCACGATCTTCGGCGAGTTGGATGTGCGCACGGCGGAAGAGGTGGCCATGACCCCCATGAAGGACGACAGGTTTCACGTCGCCAACGACGCCGAGGTCTGGATGGGCGTGCAATTGGCCCACATTGAGGAAGTCGAAGAGCTGGGGTTGGAGATGAGCGGCAGCCTGCGAGCCTTCGCTGACAACCTGTTCGACGAAGACAAGTACAACCAAGTCCAGTTGGACCTAACGGAGTTGCTTCGTGTTGTCGGCGGGGCCGATCGGCTCGACTCCTGAGGCACCTTCGTTTCCGGGCACGCCGGAGGCACCACCGACATTAGGTCACGGAGCGGTAACGGCGCAACCTCCTTAGTTCGGATTGCTGCATCCTTTGGGGAGAGGCACTGACACGGTGACGCCGACGCCTACCCGCTGTTGGGGCCTACCCCTGTTCCTGAGGGGCGAAGTGAGCTACCGCTCTCGCACTCCCTCTCCACGCCCCCGTGGAGCATCGAGATTCAGCGCGTGTCGGGCGGTGTTCTCGGACTGATCACCAGTGTTCTTGGTGGTCGACCCGAGGCTGCCCGCTTCCGTGTCGGCTGCCCTGAGAAGGAAGGCGAGCCGCTCGGATGGAAGCGGTTGGATGGTCAACGGCGGCGGTGGCTGCGCTCGTTGGGTTCGTCATGTTTGTTCTTGATCAAGTGCCCCCGATTTCCGACAAGGCGATCGCGGCACTTGCCGCGCTGCGCCGGCTGCGCGATGCATGGCGGGGGCAGGGTGAGGGGGTCGAGCAACCGCAGAGCCGAGACGATTTGGAGAGTCGTTAAGGTGGGCGCAGTCGGGGCGGAGGTTGCTTTCGTCCCTGGTTAGGGCCCTCGCCGTGTGGAGCGGCGGGGGTCTGCTCACTCCTCCGTGGCGGCCTTGCGCTCACGCAGGATGCGCGAGGCGTACGAGGTGGAGCAGCCGAGGACGCTCGCGATCTCCGTTGCGCCCATGTCGTCGCGCTCGTTGGCCTCGATGATCAGGCGTGGAGTCGCTTCCTCGACGAGCTTGTAAGCCCGACGGATGCGACCGGCCTCGGCGAGCGTGAGATCGGCAGCCGTTCGTGCGGGGTCGTGCTGCGCGGCGACGTCATTCACCAGGGCGGCGCGTTCCGCGACTTCCCGCTCGCGCTCGTCCGCTGCCTCGACCTCGAACACGTCAACGAGTGCGGCGACGCCGGCCAGTAGGCGCCCCCGGGGCGAGTCGGCGTCGATCTGCTGCTCGTCGGTGGTCATGGTGTCTCTGTCTCCAGTTGCGACGGGCCCGCCCCGGGGAGGCCGGGGCGGACCGATGGTGTCAGACGAACAAGGCGCCTTGCTCGTCGAGCAGTCCCTCGATGGTCTGCTGTCCCTCGGTGAGCCACTCCTCGCGCCACGTGGCGACGACATCCTCGATGACGAGCTGCTGCCCGGCGCCCGGCGCCTGGCACGTCTCCTCGTGCGCGGCCCACTCCTGCCGCGCCGGCGCCGTGCCCTGCGCGTACCGCCCGACCCACTCGCACGCGTCGCAGTCGTACGGGGCGTCGGCCTCGACGTCGCACCCGAACAGGCTGCTTGTCCAAGCGAGGTCGAACTCGGCCACTTTCACGCGCAGCGCCTCGCACACCTTGCACACGCGGTCGCCCGCCGGGGCGCCCTCGCCAACGGTCACGCCACAGTACGCGCTCGACGTGCCCTCGATCAGATAGTGCCCCACAGCCTTGGTGCTGCGCGCGGTGGCGAGCAGCCGTACCTCGGGGCGCAGCACGTGCGAGCGCAGGACGGCCGCGCCCCGCTCGCAGGACTGGCACAGGCGCCCGCCGGCCGCGGCCGCCACGACGAGACCTCGCGCCACGGTGTTGCAGATGGTGCGCGGGGCGCCGTCGACGAGCCCGCCAAGGTGGGGGGTGGAGGTGCGGCCGGCGGCGAAGGTGATCAGCTCCATGGGGGTTGCTCCCTTGGTGGTGGGTGGGTGCCGGGTGGAGGCCGGCGGAACGAGGTTCACGGTAGACGATCTGAACTGAGTTCACAAGATATTTCGTGAACTCAGTTCAGATCGATGTATGGCAACTACCCAATGAGGTAAGGGAGTTGGCCCCTATGCCGCGGCCGGCTCTACCTCCCCGGGCTGCTCGCCGGAGGAAAAAGCAGCGACGAGGGCGAGCAAGTCGGCCCACCCCCATACGCGCCGGTCGTGCTCGTCGACGGGTACGGGCGCCGTGCAGCCGGGGCCGGTCGAGCAGGTCACCGTCGGGGCCTGCTCGGGGCCGGTGTGCAGGGTGAGCTCGCCGGCGCAGTACGGGCACGGGTGATCCGGTAGCGGGGTGGTGCGCTGGTCGAGGCCGAGGGCGCGCAGCAGCCGGCCCTCGGCGATCCGCGCGGTACGCCGTGTCTCGTGCAGCAGATGCGGGGGCAGGGGAGCGAACAGCGGGGCGGCGAGGGTGTCGTCGAACTGCTGCTCGGCCTCGGTGTCCTCGTCGAGCACGCGCCCCTCGACCCACACGCACGCGAAGTGCAGCCCGTGCGCGCGGCTCCCGGGGTTCGTGGGGCTGCGGTAGTTCCACCGTCGGGGTTCGTCGAGTGGGGCGTGCTGTACGGCGGCGGCGAGGGTGTCGGCGAGGTCGAACAGCGTGCGCTCGATGGCGAGGCCGGCGTCGAGGGCGTCGAGGTTAAGCGGGGCGGGGTGCTCGCGCAGCACCAGGGGCGCGCGGTCCTCGACGACGAGGGGCTCGTCGTCGCCGGCGCGCAGGTTGTGCGCGAGCTGCCGCGGTGGCCACGCGTCGGCCGGCGGGTTCTCGATGGCGAGCAGCAGCTCGGCCCACAACTCCCGTACGGTGCGCAGGGCGTTGACAGTCTCGCGGCGGGCAATGGCGGCGGACGTCATCTGTGGTGGTGCTCCCTTGGGTGGTCAGTGGGCGGTGTCGTCGAGGGCCTGCTCGGGCGTGATCTCGCCCTCGCACAGGCGCCGGATCGTTTCGGCGAGGTGCCATCCCTCGCCGGGCAGGTAGTCGCCGAGGGCGCCGGCGAGCTTGGCCGCGGTAGCGAGTCGCTCGGCGTGCGCGTCGCGGTCGGCCTCGGTCTCCGTGATGCAGTCCTCGGCGGCCTCGATCCGCTTGTGCAGCCGCATTGCCGCGGTCTGCTGTCCGCCGGCGCTGCGCCGGTGGGTGTCGGCCTCGGCGACCTCGGCCTCGACGTCGGCGCGAAGCTGCGCGCAGTCCTCGGGCATGAGCACGCCTCGGTCGGCGCGAGCGAGGGTGAGGCGGAAGCGGTCGCGACGGGCGTCGCGCTCGGCCTCGCGGGCGACGGTCCGGCCTCGGCGAGAGTCGATACGGGTACGGGTGTTCATTGGGCGGTGTCTCCGTTCGGGCGTGCGCGGTGAGGAAGCAGGCGAGCGACGAGGCGCCGAGCGCGCGAGGTCTCCCGCGCGCGAGGCGCGACCGGTCGCGCGGCCGGGGTGGTGTTGATCTCCCATCCCTCGGCGGTGAGGCGGTCGAGCAGCTCGGATGCGGTGATCGTGGCGCGGTGCGGCGGCAGTTCGAGCGTGTCCGTCAGGTGCGCGGCGAGGGCTGCTCGGGCGGCGTTCGGGGTCATCGGCGGAGTCCTCCGGCGGTGTGTCGGGCGCGGACTTCGCGCGGGGCGGGCGGGGTGGCCATGAGGCGGGCGAGGTAGTGCTGCTCGTCCTCGGTGTGCTCGTCGAGGACGCGCTCGCAGAACGCGGCGGTCTCCTCGGCGAGTTGGGTCTCGACGCGGTCGTACCGTTCGGCCGCTTCCTGCTCGACCGCGGTTCGGCGCAGGGCCGGCCCGTCGAGGGTGTCGAGGTGGCGCCACTGGCCGCGGCGGCGGCGCTCGACGAGGACGTGCGCGCCCTGGTCGGCCCACTCGACGGCGCGGCGACGAACGCGGGCCTTGTCGGAGTTCCGGCAGATCGCCGGCGGCCCGTTGTGTGACCACGTGGCCGTTGCCCGGTACTCCTCGGTGTTCTGGGTGGTCTCGCGGGCGTGGTGGCGGCGACGGCTCATGCGGCCTCGACCTCCCGTACGGCACGGATACGGGCGGGGTGCGGCTCGGCCGAGGTGCACGGCTCGCTGGGGCCGGCGCCGCACTCCGGGCACGTGGCGTAGGTGGTCGCGTAGGCGTCCCGCCGGGCACCGTGAACGCCGGTACGCAGTTCGACGCCGCGCGAGGACTTGCACAGGCGGCGGACGGCGGCGCGGCACTGCTCGTTCGGGCAGGCGACGGCGAGCTCGACGAGCGCGGCGCGGCGGCCGGGCAGCGTCTTGCGGATGGCGGCGCGGGTCTCCGGCGCGACGTACGGGCGCGGCTCGTCGTCGACGCTGCGCCCGACGCCGGCGGCGAGGGCGAGCACTGCCCGTGACGGGGCGGCGTCGAGGGCCTGCCCGATGGTGCGCGAGGGCAGGGTGCCGTCGGCCGCGGCGGCGAGCTGGGCGCGGCGGCGCTCGGTGAACTCGACCGAGGACTCGTCGGGGTGGCCGTCGTAGACCGGGTGGGCGGTCTCGATCCGCTGCGTGCGCAGGCCGGCGCGGATCTTCCGCACATGGGCGGGGGTGATCCATGCCTCGGTGCGGCCGTAGTGGTCGGCGACGGCGTCTCGGGTGTCGTCGTCGAGCGGGATGTCGCGCAGGGCGTAGGCCCATGCGCGGGCGTCGGATTCACCGATGGTGCGGCGGTCGAACGCGGCGCACAGGGTGAGCAGTTCGGCGGCGTCGGCCGGGGTCATGGGGTGGCCTCCTGTTCACGGAGTCGGGCGGCGAGGTCGAGGCCGTCGCGCACGCGCTGATCGGTGGTCGAGGGGCGCGAGCCGTGCAGGGCAACGACGTTGGGGCCGCGTCCGGCGTCCGGCGTGTGGGCTGGCATCGAGGGCAGAGAGCGCCAGCCGGCGAGGAAGTACCGGGCGCTGCGCACGCGGGAGCGGGCGGCCTGCCACGCTCCGCCGGCGTGGTCGACGAGGACCTGCACGCCGCAGCGTTCGATCAGGGCTTGCAGCAGGACCCACTCGGCGGGGGCGAGCTCCCACGAGACGACCATTCCGGCGGCGGTCATGGCGTCGACGAGCGGCCGTACAGGCTCGGCGATCCGCGGACCGTCGGGGCTAGCTTGTTGTCCTCCACTTCCGAAGGAAGTGGAGGGAGAAGGCTTGGTGTTGGCTTGGGGGGCTGTGACAGCCTCGACCGCGTCACGCTGCGACCCGGTGCCGTGACCTGCGCTTCCCTTCGGAAACGGGGGTGAGTTTCGATCGGCATTCGGCGTCGGTCCGTGTGCGTTTCGCTCACGATCCGCGGACGATTCCTCGACGATTCGCGTCTGATTCGCACGGCTCTTGGCCTTGCGCTCCGCGGCGGCCGAACGGGCGGCCTCGACCTGCGCCCGGGTGGCGTTGCGCCCGCCCTCGAAGAAGTCGTGCACGACGTAGTCGCCCGCGGCTGGCTGCGGGCAGCGCTCACAGCCGTGCCCGTGCGAGTGCCACAACCCGACCGTCACGAGCTTTCGAGCCTGCGGGGCGGTCCCGTACTGCTTGGCCACCATGCCCGGCACGTGCCCCTCGGTGAGGTGCTGCGCGGAGTACGCGCCGCAGCGCAACCACAAGCCCAACGCGGCGTTGCCCGCGGCGACGAACTTCGGGTGCATGTGGCTGGAGTCGTCAACCTTGAGCCACGTCACGGGCGTTGCTTCCTTCCTGGTGGTCGGGCGGCGGGGCGCCGGGTTCGGGGCGGCCGGCGAGGGCCGCGGGAGTGTGCAGGGGGCAGCGGTAGCCGGTCAGATAGCGGCGGGCGCCCGGGGTGCCGCAGTAGCGGCGCCCCGTCCCGTCCCAATGCCGGCACCGGTAAGCGGTGGCCGGCCGGCGGATCACTGCGAGGCAGCCTCGGCGGTCGCCGGCTCGGCGGCCTCGGGCCAGCCGGCGAACTGCTCGGGCACGTCCTCGACCGAGGACTGCTCGTCGACCTGCGCGGCAGGCGGCCGGACGACTTCGCCCTCGATGTAGTCGCCGGGGGTGTCGAGGCCCTCGGGCGAGGGATCGCGGCGCACGGTCTCGTCGTGCGCCACCGCGCGGGCGAGCTCGGCGGACTTCGGCAGCAGCTTGAACAACTGGCGTACGCACGTCTTGCGGGCCATGGCGTCGTAGTCCGTCGACCACGGGCCGAAGTCCTTGGCCTTGCTGCGCTTTCGGATCGCCTCGACGTCGTCGACGTCCAGCACGAGGAACGCGTTCCCGCCGTTCGCGAGGCGGGCCACGGCGTAGTAGTGCGAGGGTGCTCCCTTGTAACTGCCGCGCGCCGGCTTGTGCTTGAGGACCGGGGCGAGGCCGTACTCGTACGCGAACTCGTCGCCCTCGAACACGGTGTGCGTGTCGAGGCCGGCGGCGAGCGGGTGCTGCCAAAACAGCTTGATCATGCCCTGATAGCCGATGACGAGTTGTACCTCGTACGCCCGGACCTTCTTGTTCCAGAACGGCAGCAGGTACGCCTCGCCGGACACTCCGCCGGGTTCGAGGCCGAGGGCCGAGCAGGTCATCAGGGCGCCGGCGAACGACTCTTGCGTGCACTCGGCGAGGTGCTCGACCCTGCGCAACTCGGTCAGTGCGATACGGGCGATACGGTCGGCGCCTCCGACGTGGGCGGGCAGCGCGCGCTCGATCTCTGGGCGCATCTGCTGCACGAACTGCACGAGGGTGGGCTGCTGGGCGGGACGGCGGGCAGGGGTGGCAGTACGGCCGGTGCGCTTGGTGGCGACGCGCTCGGCAAGGTTGGTGCTCACGCTGCGGCAGGCTCCTTGGGCACAACGAGGCGTCGGGCACGGTGGGCCCGGTACTCGTCGGGGTGCTCGGCGGCGAGGCTCTTCGTGTCGAGCGCTTCGACGCGGTGCGTGTACTTCGTGGCGAGGTCGGGGCGTGCGGCGGTGAACCGCTTCGTGGCGAGTGGGCCGTTCTGTTTCCAGGTGAACGCGACGGTGCCCTGTGTCTTGACGATCTCGGCGTCGCCGGCGATCGCCTTCAACTGGTTGTCTACGTCGCGTAGTTCGTCGGCGGTCCGTTCCTCGCGTGCCTTGAGTTCGCGCCGGCGTTCCAGCAGCGGCAGGACCTCGGCGGGGTCGGCGACCGTCACGGCGTCGGCCTGGACGTCGTAGAGGTGGCCGAGCAGTTCCTCGGTCGCCTCGGAGCCGTCGACCGCGGGCGGCCGGTGGTCGAGCACGCCCTGCCAGAACTCCCCGAGCAGGGCGACGAGGTGCTCGACGAGTCCCTCGTCGCGCTCGACACGGTGAATCAGCAGCCGGTTACCGCCGAGCAGGGCGGCGACGTGCGCGTGCCGGTAGCCGGTCACGGCGAGGTACCAGTGCGTTTGCAGCGCTGGACCGTCGGGCACACCGAGCAGCCACTCGTCGAGCTGGAACGCGGACCGGGTCTTGATCTCCAACAGGCTGGACGGTGCCGACTCGCCCTCGACGAGCACGAATCGGTCGACGTTCGCGAGCATCCAACGACGCTGGATGTGGGCGAGGGTGCCGGGGCCCTCGACGACGCGCAGGCCGGACCGCTCGGCAAAGACGCCGGCGATCGTGGGCTCGTGCGCCAGTCCCCAGAACGCGGCCTCTTCGAGGTCCGGGTTCCGCGGGCGGTCGAGCGGCAACTCGCCGGTCTTGTCGAGGTAGACCTCAAGCGGCGACGTGTGCTTGTCCATCCCGAGGACGGCGGCGACTTCCGAGCCACCGATGCCCGTACGCCGGACCGTGAGCCACTGCTCGCGGTCGAGGCCGGGCTGTGCAACGACAACGCCCGTGGGAGTCACCGTAGTTGGCGGGGTGGCAGTCACTGCTCGCCCCCGACATAACGCGCGTAGACGCGGTGTTCGACGTCTCCGTTCTTCTGCACGACCGTCCGGGCGACCGCCTCATAAGAACCGGCCGGCTCGTACGCCGGCAGCCGCGCGCTACGGATGGCCTGAGCGGCGGATGCCGCCCGTACGGAGGTGGCCGGGGTACGGACTACCCCCCACTCTTTGGGGTGTTGGCGCAGGCTGTTCGCGATCCGGGAGTGCTTGGTGTTGCGCTGCTTCGGCGGCGGACCAACGAACTCGACAGGGCTCACGTGCTTATCTCTCCTCACACTGCGGCTTGGCGCGCTCGGCGCACTCCGTGGCTGCGGGGCGAGGGCGTATCGAACGGCACCGGGATGCCCGGAAACCGTCGATCCTGTGATTTCGCTGTGCGCGATCACTCTTCCCCCGTTGTCCCACATTTCGAACAGTCGGGGCTCTAGAGTGCCTGTGGCGCTTGACCCCTGCTGTTGCAGTATTCGAACACTGCAACGGTAAGAGTCTGGTGAGACGCACGTCAACGAACTTTGACCGCCGCGATTCCGGGTGATGGCTGCTTAGATGAGAAGTGTTCGAATTCTGCAACGGAGTGGAGTGAGAGCGTGTCGCAGACCGACACGGACGAGCGTTGGCCTTACGGCACCCCCTTCGGGGACCTCGTGCGCACGGCGAAGGAAGAGACGGGCCTCTCGTACCGCAAGCTCGCCGAGCGCGCCGTCGACCCGGCGACGCAGACAAGAGTCGGGTACAGCACCCTGCACCGGATCGCTCATGATCAGCCGATACACATGCTGCCGGGGGTCGCCGGCGCCATCTCAAGAGCCATAGGGGGTGACGAGCGCAGAGTGCGCCTTGCTGCGGCGATGCAGTACTGCGGGGCCGTGGCCGGCGACCCGCTCGGCGCGAGCGGTGACGAGGCGACCGTCGTTGTCGTCCATGCGCCGGGCATGGGGGCTCAAGACATGCCGAGGGTCGAGGCTCTGCTCAAGAGGTATGCGGCCGGCGATCTCCCGCCGGAACTAACCGACGACGCCTAGGCGTTGACAAATGTGTGGGTGCTCTGGTCACTCCGTGGAGTTTGTGCGTGACCTCGGGTGTACTGCGGAGTAGGCTGATTCGGGCTCTTGACTCGGGCATATGTTCGAGTCATGGCCAGTGATGCCATGAGGGGGGCACCAGTTGATCCGCGTAACCCGCACTCAACTCGACACAGGGGCGATTGCAGTCGTTCGTGCGACCGGCGACGAGCTGACGATCGACATGGACCGGCGCCACATCACCCCCGCGGGTGCGGCCGGTCTCGAACAGGCTTTAAACGGGCTTGCCGCCCCCCGTGCCGATCGTGACGACTCCGAGGACTAGCGCCAGGGCTGAACAACGGCGAGGGCCACGCGGCGGATGCCGCGCGGCCCTCTTTGTCTGTTGGCGGCCTCGCGGGGCCGACTGCCCGGCACTCGGGTTCGCCTCCTTCGGCCAGCCGCAAACGGGCTGGCCGAGGAGCTGTTCGGTGTGGCCGATGTGTGGCCGGATTGCCTAGGACCTGCTGTCAGCGCCTGTACTTCGATGGAACGCTGTATGCCTCTGACCTGCACGTATCGGCATTCCGTGACAGTTGCTGAACCCCCCTGTCAGAACTGCTCTCGGTCTCGTAATGCGTAGGTCTCGGGTTCGAATCCCGAAGGCGGCTCTGAGGGACCCCAGGACTCACTCGCCGTGACCTGGGGTTTCTTGTTTTGGTTGACCTTGGAATCCGGGCCAATCGGGCACCTGTGGCCTACGCATCGCAATGCGTAGGTCTGAGATCGACCGCCAGTGGGCGTTTCGGCTCGTAGGGCTGTGGCCTGGCTTTTTGTTCCATGCTGCCGGTCAGTGCAGGTCTGTCGGGTTCTGTGTGGTGGCCATTTGGTGGCCAAGCGTGCAGTGGGCGTGCACATGGATCTCGATCTGCTGCGCGGTCACAGGAGGGCTTGGGGCCGCAGGATTGTGCCATCCAAACAATTCCACGGTCGGTGCGTTTCCACCTTGGGCGCGATCGATAATCCGCTCATAGAGCAGTTGCTGCGCTTTCGACTGCTTGCGCTCAACAGCCTCAATACGGGGCTCGATGGTGGCGTTGGAGGCATCGTTGCAGCGTGGAATCGACGCTGGGACGGACACGGTGGTCCACCCGCGCAACGCGCAGACCACCACCCCAGCGTGGTCGGGTACCGTCGTAGGCCAGCTCACGGCACATGCCGTCCTCGGTGGCCGCGCTGGTGGCTGGCCATGGGCGGCAGGCGTTCACCGAGACGACAGAAGAGTCCAAGATCCAGGAGAAACCTCACCGTCGGCCCTCACCGTCTCGGCACGTCCCACCATCTGCCGTGGTGGTGATGAACACGGTTGCAGACTTCGTCAGGGGCCTCGTCAGGCACTGCTTCAAGCATCGATTGCGCTTCGTCGCGCACGAGTCCGACCTGGGCTGTGGTCAGCCGTCGGCAGTTCCACAACAGCCCTGCCATGTCGGACACCAGCGGATCGTCGGGCCATGATGGCTCGCGGAGTTCGACGCCGGTGATGGCGGCGAGGTCGCTGGCCGGGATGCCGAGAGCGGTCGCGAAGGCCTCCACCCGGTCCGAGGACAGCGGAACACGGCCCCTTCCGATGCCGCCTATCGTGGAGGCTGCCAGGTACACCTGACCTTCAGTCAGCGCGGCCAGGGGCTTGGCCACAGCGGTCAGGGAGTGCAGGTTCCGGTTACCGCGCAACAGGCTGGCTACCATCGCGCCGAAACCCGCCTCGTGCTGGTCATAGATGAACGGCAGAGCGGCAGGACGTCTTTCGAGTTCCAACGGCAGCTCATCGACAAACCGGTGGACGCGAATTCTCTGGCCCGACGGCAGTGCCATCGTGATCCGGGCAAGAGCCGCGACTGCGGACGCCGTGGTCGGGTCCCGGGGTGTGAGGGTTCCCGGCACCGGGACGCCGGCAATCACATAGAGGTCGACGGCGTGGAAACCGAGCGCGGGGGCGAGGCCGTCGAGGTGCGAAGCCAGGGGCGGTGTGCCTGATACCACCGACCGGAGTTCGGCCTCCGGGATGCCGGACGCCGAGGACAGCCACGCGACATCCACCCGCCGGTTAATGGCCGGGGCGGACTGGATGATTTCGGCAATTCGGGTGGGGCTGCGCGGAGCTTGCGTAGGAACCACCAAGCCATGAGGGGGCCATGGTAGCCAGCCGACAACACGCAGGCGTCACCACACGGGGGGTTCCTGCTGTTAAGGCAAGGTCGTAGTGAATCCGGGGCCCAGTATCCCTACAGATAGCCCTGCAGGCTATCGGAGATCCCATCTCAGGAAATCTCCTCCTGTAACTCGGACACGATCAAGCCGATCGGCATCATCCTCAATCAGGCTGAGCACCTCATAGGCGTTACTGGAAGCATCAACCGAACGTCCAGAAAAAATCTCGGAGTAAAGTAGCCACATACCGAATTTCGCGGCCGAGATGCACTCGTCAACTAGATCTCTTCCAGCCAGCGACGATTCAGTGGCCTGCCCCTCGCCGGCGACCAGCAACAGGAGCAGGTCAAGACATTTATCCCTCGCCGATGAAGAAACATGGTCAGCGAGAGCGGCAAGAACAACGGAAACGGTCGGAACGGACGGCTCGAACAGAACCGACGGCATCAGAACATGACCATCAAGACTTTCGATGTCAAATCCATCTTCCTCCGTCGAGCCAACCAACTGCTTAAGGTCCGCTGCAACATGTGTGGCCGGCAACCCGCAGCCGCAGCGCAGGTTGGCCCAATCGTGCCGCTCAATCTCAAGTTCTACGAGTTTCACGACACCATCCTAGTCACCCCAGATCCCGCCCGGTGCGCCAACAACGCCCGGGAGGAAGATTGACCTATCGGGATAGTCGATCTGGCAACTTACGCAGACCTCCTTTGGGATGGCGGTCAACGTACTGTTGACGCTCCTGACCTGATAGGCCTTGGTGAATATTACTTTGCTTGGATCGCCGCCAAGAGCTATCAACGCATTGCCCTCCGCGCAGTAGGCAATGCATCCGGGCCCTCCTCCTGATGATGCCAAGGCGATGTCGCCCGTCTCCGTATTGAGCGCGGCAACGTATGTACGACCCGAAGTAGCAGCACTTCGATTAAATACAGCGAAGGAAGGAAGCCTCCGCTCCGCTTGGGCCAGCCTTTCCGCCTGCGACCATCTGGGTGGCGCGCTGTCCACATCCACAACAGGCGGCCGCTTGCCACCAGCTCCACGAGCACTTGGGACGTCACCGTGTGGCGCAGACTTGGTCCCTGCTTCCCCGGTTTCGGGCTTGCTGGGCCGAGCCGCCTCTGCGTCCGCTTCCTTGGCGTGTTCCTGGGCGTTTGCCCTCTTGAGGTCGGCCATGTCGGCGACGTCTGAGCTTGCTTCGTCGAGCGCCTTGGCGCCGGCTCCGGCCTTGACTGCGGCGTCGCCCGTGCGTGGCGTGTCCTCGGCGGCGTCCTCACCGGCCGGATCACCACCCCCGCCTGGTCCGCAGTCGCCTGTGAAGGCGCCGCAGGCAGCGACGGCAGCGGTCGCGCCGGCTTCGGCGCAGCCGGGAGCAAGGATGCCGCCCGACTCAACGGTGCAGGCCCCGACGCCGATGACTACGACGGTCACCACTACGGCGGTCGCGACGTACGGCGCGGCCTTGTCCACATAGTGTCCGAGGCAGCCTACGAAGCCCTGGCAACCGCCACCTCCGCCGGAGTCGGAGCCGTTGGAATCGCTACCGCCGTTGGAGTTGTCGGTGCTGCCGGAAGTCTTCTTCGGGCAGGGCAGTGAAATGTCGTAGAGGCAGGTGCCCTGGGTGCCGCCCGGGTCGAATCCCGTGGGGTCGCTGGTGCTGGCGGGGTTGTCGGCGGCGTAGGTGTAGCCGCCCATCTGGTTGGGGTCGCCGGACTGGAAGATCGGGTCGGGGGTGAGGAATCGGCCCTGGGCTGGGTCGTAGTTGCGGGCGCCGAGGAGGTCGAGGCCGGTGGTGGCGTCGGTGGGCTGGCCGAGGTAGCCGTGGTTCTCGTCGGCGGCGACCCATGAAGTGGGCTTGGTGCCGCGGGAGTTGCCGTAGGGGTCGTAGTAGCGGCGGGTGACCGCCAGGGTGCTGGCATCGATGGCCGTGGTGGCTGTGCCCTGGGCGTTGGCGACCTGGTAGGTGACGGTGCCGCTGCTGGAGCGGGTGATGGTGGTGCCGTCCGGGCCGGTGATGTTGCGCAGGCCGGTCCAGGTTTTGGCGGAGACGTTCAGGGTGATCTGTTCGGTGCCGCCGAAGAGGTACAGGATGCGGGTCTTGTCGGTGCCGTCGACGGCGCTGGTCTGTTCCAGCAGGTTGCCGCCGGCGTCGTAGAGGTACTTGCTGGTGTTGGTGTGTGTGCCCGAGCCGGTGGCGACGGTGGCGGTGCGGCCCTCGGCGTCGTAGGTGAGGGTCTGGGTCTGGCCGGACGGGAGGGCTCCGGTGCCGGCGGTGTTCCAGGTCTGGCCGGCGCTGCCGCAGGTGGCGAGGGTGAGCTGGGTGCGGATGGTGGCGCTGGCGCCGGGGTCGGTCACGCACATCGTGCTGTTGGCGTTGCTGACCAGGGTGCCGGTGCTGGTGGCCTTCCACTTCTGGGTGGCGTCGCTGTTGCAGGTGTCGAGGACCAGGAGGGTGCCGGCGGTGGTGGCGTTGCCGGTGGTGTCCAGGCACATGGTGCCGAGGACCTTGATGGTGCCGTCGGTGCCGATCGTCCAGTTCTGGGCGGCGGAGGCGTTGCAGGTGTAGGTGCGGACCACGGCGCCGGGGGTGGTGGAGGCGCTTGCGTCGTCGATGCAGAGTTTGCCGCCGCCGGAGAGGGTGAAGCCGGTGTTGACGGGCCCGGTGGTGGACACCTTGCGGGTCATGGTGTCGCCGGCGTTCTTGTTGCTGTACGCCGGATCGGTGTAGGTAGGTGTCCAGGTGGCGGTGCCGGTGGTCGGGTTGCTGCTGGTCGTGGTGCCGGACTGGTCGGGCAAGGTCGCGCTGGTGGTGCCGTCGGTGCCGGTGTAGGCGGTGGACTGCGTGGTGTTGTTGACCGCGGTGCCGGTGGTGTCGTGGTTGACCATGCCGGTGCGGTCGCCGAGCAGGTCGTAGGTGTACGTCTGCCAGTACGGTGCCGGGCCGCCGACCGTACTGGTTGTGACGGGGGCCGTGGTGGTGGTCTGTACGGAGCCGGTGTTGCAGCCGCCGACGCTCCCGACCGGGGCGCTGGAGGAGTTGGTGATGCCTGCGGTGTCCGTCCAGGCTGCGGTCAGGCGCTGGAAGGAGTCGTAGGTGTAGCACTGGGTGTCGTGGGTGGTGTTGTTCTGCAGGTCGTCGATCGCGGTGATCTCGCCGGCCTGGTTGTAGCGGTAGTTGGCCACGTCCAGGGCAGTGGTGGACGTCTGCAGCATGCTGGACGTCTGGGTGATCCGGCCGGTGGTGGCGTCGTACTGGGCGAAGGTCGCCAGTTCCTTGCCGGTGGTCCCGTAGTTGGTCTGCAGGACCCGGCCGAAGGGGTCGTGGACGGCGGTGTCCAGGTAGTCGGGGGTGTTGGCCGCGGTGATGAAACCGCCGATGCCGTCGAGGTTGCCCTGCTGGGTGTAGCCGTAGTCGATGTCCACCACCCACGGCAAGGTCCTCAACCTCACGGGCACCACCGGATACGCCGCCACGAGCGGGCCGGCCGTCGACACGTCCAAGAGCTTCACCGTCTCGGCGTGGGTCAACCCCGCCGCTCTCACGGCCAACTCGACCTTCGTCTCGCAGTCCGACAGCGCGGGCAACGCCAACGGACTCCAGCTGTACTACTCCTCCGCCAAACAGGCCTGGGCCTTCAGCCGCCACAACGACGACACCACCAGTACGTCCTTCACGGCCGTCTACGGCGGCACCCCAACCATCGGCCAATGGGCCCACCTGGTCGGCGTCTACGACGCCTCCACCAACCAACTCACCCTCTACGTCAACGGCCGCCAGTCCGGTACCAAGACCTACAGCGGCACCTCCTGGAACGCCGCCGGTCCCGTCCAGATCGGCCGCCGCCTCTACCAGGGCACCTACGGCGAGTACGCCAACGGCAAGGTCAGTGACATCCACATCTATGACACCGCCCTGCCGCCTGCCGACGCGGCTGCGAAGGGCGACAACGCTGTTGTCAGCCAACTCGGCTGACCTGTAAGGGGCGTTCAGGCGCTCGCCCAGGGACACCCTGGGCGAGCGTCCGGTACTGAGGAGTCGTCAGTCACCAAACCGCCCCCACAGCGCTCCCAAGTACCGCCCCGTCAGAGCACGTCACTAAAGTTCTCGATCCTCATGCTCACGCTCACAGCGGGCCGATTCCCTGAGGGGACCATCTTGAGACGCAGTACCTTCTTGGCGGCAGCCACGGCGACCGCCCTGTCCGCCACCTTGTTCACGGGCCTTTCTCCGGCCCAGGCGGACAACGCCACCGGCGGCCCCGTCCTGTCCGACGCGGACGGCTGGTACGAGCCGGGGTTGATCTTCGTGACCGCGCACTCCGACCATCCCCTCACTCACATCACGGCGCACTTCTATCCGCTGGACGAACCGGCCGGGGACCCGGAAGCCGGATCGACCGAGGACTTCACCCAGTACACCGGACAGGACGCCACGTCAGGCACCTGGCGGGCGCCGGTCCATCTGGCCGACCTCGGCGACTACCGGGTGACCGTCGACATCGAGGACGCCTCCGGCGCCACCGTCACCGGCGCCCTCTCCCCACACACGCTGCGGTACCAGACCCTCGTCACGATCCCCGACCTGACTGCCACCCCCACCGTGCCGGACTACCTCCACCAGCAGGTCTCCGTCAGCGGAACCGCCCTTGCCACGGACCCCCGCCACCCGAACACCTCCACCCCAGCTGCCGACGTACCCGTCGACATCGAGACCGGGTGGGGCCGGGTGAGCGCGACCACCACGGCCGACGGCCGTTTCACCGCCGCGTTCGTCCCTGTGCAGACGTCCGTCGACCTGACCGCCGCACCCGAGGCCTCCGTCAACTACCCGGGCGCGATCGACCTGTCGACCCCCAAGCAGTACCTGCACACCACCCAGGCACCCGTCCGCTTCACCGCGAGCACGCACACCCTGAACCTGAAGCAGGGCGCCACCGGCACCGTCACCGGCCGCGCGGAGATCCAGACCACCTCTGGCTGGCAGCCGCTGCCGCACACCAGCATCGGGCTCTTCGGTACCGACTCGAACGTCGTCGCCGGTCAGACCACCACCGACAGCCAGGGCACCTACACACTGCACGTCTCCTCCGAGAACGCCGCACCGACAGCCCAACTCGTGGCCGGCACCTCCTACATGCCCTTCCAACAAGTCGCCACCGAACCCTTCAGTCTCCACGTCGCCTACACCACCCACATCGAGACGAGCGCGCAGCTCAACGACGACTCGTCCCTGCATGTGTCCGGCTACGTCTACTACGAAGACGCACGTGCGCACTGGCCCACCAAGCCCACCGTCACCCTGCAGTACTCCAAGGACGGCAAGAGCGGCTGGAAGAACGCCACCACCATCCCCGTCAAGATCCGCTACAACAAGCCCAACTTCGAGGAGGACTTCGCCCGCACCCTCACCACGACGAACACCAACGCCTACTGGCGCGCCCGCTTCGACGGCAACCCCGACCTGGCGACCAACACCACCAAGCCCGTTCACCTGGTCCGCTACGCCACCCGCATCACCGGCTTCCACGCCACCCCCGACCCGGTCCGCAAGAATCAGCCGATCCGGTTCGCCGGCACGCTCCAGTACAAGAACGGCACCACCTGGAAGCCGCTCAGTGGCGAATCACCCGCCCTCTACTTCCGTCCCCGCGGCTCCTCCACGTACCACTTCGTCGCCGACCTGGACACCGACAAGCACGGCCACCTCATCGGCATGGTCACCGCGAAACAGGACGGCACCTGGGCCGTCGCCTTCAACCGCCAGACCGGAAACCACTACCTCAGAAGCGCCCAGGTCACCGACTACGTCGACGTCCGGTGAACTGCCGCTGATGCCGCTCTCTACCGGGTTCGTAGGCCGCGCGCCGGAGCGTGAATCCTCCGGGACCTGTAGGTCTGCCACAACCGGTGTGGCGAGCAGGTGGAGGCGGCAATGCTCGTGGCCATAGCGCTCGTGGTGGCCGGCCGGTGGCCGGACGCCTTTGGACGGTGCAGCATCGGGCGGTAGGGGTCAACCCGTTGCAGGTGCTCTGATCAGCCGCAACGTCACTACGCAGCACGGCGGGACACCGGGCAACACGATCACTCGTGGTCTCGTAATGCGTAGGTCTCGGGTTCGAATCCCGAAGGCGGCTCTGAGGTGAACCCCAGGTCAGGCATCTGACCTGGGGTTTCTTGTTTCGGGTGACCTTGGAATCTCGGCAAATCGGGCACTGTCCGTCTGTGCATCGCAATGCGTAGGTCGAGTGTTTGGCTTCTGTGACGAGATCGCCGATCTAACGCTCTGAGCTGGTCATTTCC